ATTTCGAGTACAAGTACAAGAACGATACTGATTACTATGGGCAGAACTATCGTGAGAAGTACAATGAGAATTACGGAGACTTCATCGAGGATACAGGTTTTGAGTTTGCAAACGACAAACAGACTGCGGAATTAATCTTTGCTCCTACTCCTTTGATACTTCACGCAAGTAACGACAAGATACATAGTGTTATTCTGAAGCTGACCAATACTCAGAATGCTCAGTCAGAAGATAAGATGGATAGTGTTATCCGTATTCTACAAGCCAAGAAGATTACAGGCAGAAGTTCTTACAAGATTGAAGATGGTACTTCTAATCTCGGCTCATTAACTACTTACGGATACGCAGGTCATTTGGATGATCCATACACTCCTGCTGCTGACATTAACTTCGGTGCACCTCGTGAGATTAATTTCACTCTCTCTAATCCTTACCCTTCGGCTAATCTATTTAATGGATATTGGTCTGAGTATTTAGCGGAGATAACTGACAAAGATTCAAAGCTACTTTCTTGCAATGTTCGGTTAACTGATTTGGATATTTACAATCTTGATTTCTCTACACCTATTTGGATTGATGGCTCTCTATGGAGATTGAATAAAGTTATCGACTATAACCCTATGAACGAGGATACCACGAAATGCGAATTCCTTAAAGTAATAGAAAAAACATACGTATAATGGCAGAGGTAGTAGGTTTCAAACTCGTATTAGATGGCAAGGAGCAAGTAGTTTCCTCGATAGGGGAAATGAAAAAACTTCTTAAGGAAGCAAACTTTGAACTTGTAAAAGCCCAACAGAATTTTGGTGAGTATTCTCAAGAGGCGGTAAATGCAGCAAAGAAGGTAGCTACTCTTAAAGATACTATCCAAGAGGCTAAAGAGACATCAGACCTATTCGATCCTGGTAAGAAGTTCCAAGCATTCGCAGGTGCTATCTCCGCAGTTGCAGGTGGATTCTCTGCCGTACAAGGTGCGTTAGGATTGGTAGGAGTAGAATCTGAGAATGTAGAAAAGACGCTTTTAAAAGTTCAGTCTGCACTCGCTTTATCTCAAGGATTGAGTACGATTGCTGATGCTGCTAAAGACTTTCAGCGGTTAAATGCTATTATTCAGCAGACAACTATTTTCCAACGTGCTAACAATATAGCTACTGCTACTGCGGTAGCGGTTCAACGTGCTTTCGGTGTAGCGACTGTGCAAACTTCGGTAGCTTTTCGAGTATTGAAAACTGCCATCGCAGCGACAGGTATCGGATTACTTGTAGTAGGGTTAACGGCTCTGATTGGTAAGATTCAAGACTGGACATCAGCAAGTGATAAAGCAGCAGAGGCTCAGAAGAAACTCGCAAAAGATACTGACTTTCTGAATGCTCAGATCAATAACGAAATAGCCATTCTTACTTCTGTAGGTAACAAAGAGGATGAGATATATCGTAAGCGAGTACAGATAGCGAATAACGAATTAAATGTTCTTCGTAGTGCTGCTAAACAAAAGGGAGAATTAACTCAAGAGGAGATTAAGAAGTTCGGAGAGTTAAAGACTCAACTCGTTACTTTAGAAATTGATGAGAAGAATCGTATCAAGAAAGTAAACGAGGATGCTCAAAAGGAGAAGGATAAGAAAGACAAAGAAGCAGCAGATAAGGCTAAAGCGGTCGCTCAAGAAAGAATACAAGGTAATAAGGATGCTGATGAACAAATTAGAAGCCAGACTCAAGAAAACTTTTTGCTTGCTATTAAGGATGAAGATGAAAGAGCAAAGAAAAAGATTGACTTTGATTTGCAAAACAAAATATTAGAAATTAATGCTCTAAATGCAGATGAGTCAAAGAAGAAGCAACTTAGATTACAAGCAGTAAAGTCTGCTGCATTAGAAATTGCTAATTTAGAAGAACAAATAAAACAAGAGAAAAAAGAAAAAGAAGAAGAGGATACAAAAGAAAGACAAGAGAAAGAAAAAAAGAATGAGGAAGATAGAGCAGCGAGAATTCGTCAGCAATATGAATACGATAAGAAAACAAGGGAAGAATTTCAACAGGCTGAATTAGAAGCTACTAAATTCCTACAAGATCAAAAGGTAGCACTTGTAGATGCAGGTATTAATTTGATTTCTGCATTAGCAGGGAAGAATGAAAAAGTGGCTAATGTATTTTATGCAATACAGAAAGCAGTTGAGATAGGCAGAATCATAACAACAACAACAGGTGCTATTGCTAAAATCAAGGCAGATACTGCTGCTATTCCTGCTTTTATTGGACCAGGTATTCCGAATCCTGCATTCATTGCTGCAACATTAGCAAGTACTAAAAAGATACTCGGATTAAAAATAGGAGCAGCCTCAAGTATAGCATCTATTGCTGCATCATCTATATCTAAATTCAAAGGCAGTGCAGGAGGTAGTGTAGGTGGTACTCAAGAAACAGGTTCGATAGGTATAGGCTCTGCTCCGTTATCTCCAAATGCACCGATTCAGAATACTTTAACACAACTTGACCAAGCTACTATCAATCGGTTAGGCTCTGCATCTAATCGTGCTTATGTATTAGAATCAGATGTAACAAACTCACAAGAAAGAATCACTCGTATTAATCGTGCTGCAAGATTAGGATAAAAATCTATTTAAGTATATGGAAAAAGAATTACCAATTTATCGACTCGAAATAAGCGAAGACGAAAACTCAAATGTAGAGGTGGACTTTGTGGCTCTTGTAGACAGACCGGCTATCGAGCGGAGTTTCTTAGCATTTGCAGACTCTTATAGCGACTATCCCGAATCAGTAAAGAATAACGCAAAGGCTGCTCTCAAATGGGCAGAAGAGAACGGATGGGGTTCGTGCGGTACTCCTGTCGGTAAACTCCGAGCGAATCAGTTAGCCAACGGAGAGCCTATCTCATTAGAGACTGTCAAGCGGATGTATTCATTTTTGAGTAGACACGAAGAGAATGCCAAGAAATCTAAAGGGTACGGAGATGGATGCGGTCAGTTGATGTACGATGCGTGGGGAGGGAAGTCTGCTTTGAGTTGGGCAGAGTCTAAGATTCGCCAATCTGAGAAGATGAGTTTTGAGATTCAAGATGAAGAGGAGCGGATCATATCTGGACCTTTGATGTTGGCAGATACTCCTATCTATCGTTATGATTCAAGCGGAGAATATTATGTCGTATTCACCGCACCGACTATTAAGAAGATTGCTCAGAAGTATTTCAAGAAAGGATATCAGAGTAACGTAAATCTGATGCACGATAACGGAAGTGTAGTCGATGGGGTTACTATGTTCGAGAGTTGGATAGTAGACGAAAAGCGAGGTATCAAGCCGATGCAAGGCTACGAGGATGTGAAGGATGGCTCTTGGTTCGGTTCGTTCAAAGTAGAGAACGATGATGTATGGGAACTCGTAAAGGAGGGAAAGGTTAAAGGATTCTCAGTAGAGGGTATATTCAATTACAACAGAGCGGAGATAAGTAATCCACAGAAGATGATGCAGCAGATAATTGACATACTGCAACAGGTATCTTTGTAGTCTCATAGTTGTTTAGTTTATTTGGTTACGGAGGGGTGTTTCTACACTCCTCCTTTTTTATGTGGTCACTTAGTTGATTAGCTTCTATTTATGGTTAAATTCAATTTATGTCACCATTAGAAGCACTCTTGCAGATTAAGCAGATGTTCGCAGAGATGCCTCAACAACCTGTAAAAGCACAGGAAATTGAGGTTTCTATCGAGCCTGCTGAAGTTGAGTATAAGGAATATGTACTCAAGAGCGGAGCGAAGGTCAAGATTGATAATCTCGAAGTTGGCGGTAAAGTTATGCTCGTAGATGATGCAGGTAATGTTACTCCTGCTCCTGCCGGTGAACACGAACTCGCTGATGGAATGGTTATCGTACTTGACGAATCCGCTACCATCGTAGAAATCAAACAACCTCAAGCAGAGGAAGTTCCTGCTGAGAATCCTGTCGCTGAAGAGTTGAAAAAGAAGATTGCAGAGATGCAGTCTGAACTTGAGCAGATGGCAGGTTACAAGAAAAAGCAAGAAGAGAAGATGGCTGAAGTAGAGGCTAAATTCTCTAAGGCTATTTCTGAACTTACCGATGTAGTAGTAGGATTGATTCAGACTCCTTCTGTTGATCCCACCGAAAGCAACAAACAAAATTTCAACAAGGCTGTGCCAAGTCGCGATTCTAAGATTAGCACATTCCTTGCTAAATATGCTCGTAACTAAATCTTAAAAATTAAAAATCAATAACAATGGCATTTGACGTTTCAGCACTTGCAAATTACACTAAAGAGAATGAAGCCCTCTTGGTAACGAGTTCCGTACTCGGTGCAAAAACCGCTTCTCTGATTAAGGCTCAAGGTAACGTAATGGTGGGAGTTAAATCTTCCGAGAAGATCAACATTATGGATACCGATGCTATCTTCCAAGCAGGTGGTACTTGCGGATTCAACGCAAGTGGTACTACTACGTTCACTCAACGTACTGTAACTGTTGGTAAAATTAAAGTAAACGAATCTCTGTGTCCTAAGGCTTTGGAAACAAAGTATTTGCAGAAGGCTCTTCCTGAAGGAAGCCGTTACGATTCTATTGCTTTCGCTGCTGAGTATACAGACAAGAAGGCTGCTCGTATTGCTGCTCAACTTGAGACTGCAATTTGGCAAGGTGATACCGCTTCAGTTAACGTAAACCTGAATAAGTTTGATGGTTTGGTTAAGTTGATTGGTACTTCTGCGGTTGAAGCTAATAACTCAACTTACTACGGAACTCCTGCTACTTCTATCACTTCTGCTAACGTAGTAGCTATCGTAGATGCTCTGTATCGTGCAATCCCTGCTACTGTTGTAGCTGCTGACGATATGACTATCTTTATGTCTCAGGATGTTTTCCGCCTGTATACTATCGCTCTGAAGAATTCTAACCTGTTCGCTTATACCTTCGATGGTAAGGCTGATAGCGAGTTCTTCCTGCCCGGTACTTCCGTGAAGGTTGTAGCTACTCCTGGTCTTAACAACGTAAGCAAATTGTATGCTATGCGTTTGAGCAATATGTTCCTCGGAACTGACCTTTTGAATGAGGAAGAGAGATTTTCTCTGTTTGCAGCAATCGAAGCAGACGAGGTGCGATTCGTATCAGAATTCAAGATGGGTGTTAACGTAGCCTTCTTGGATGAGGTTGCTTCTTTCATCATCTAATCATAAGGGGGAGGTAACTCTCCCCCATTTTTTTAACTAACTCAATTAATAACAAATGGCTTGTGCATTAACTCAAGGATACACTCTCGATTGTAAGGAGTCGCTCGGTGGTATCAAAGCAGTATGGCTGATTGCTCACGCAAATGTGAGTTCAGTTACAGAGGCTTCTGGTATCGTTTCTGCGATTACTAAAGGTGCAGGGAAGGTATTCTACAAATATGAGTTGGTTAAGAACACAGGTGCTTTGACTGAGACGATTACTGCTTCCGTAGAAAACGGAACTGTATTCTATGCTCAAGAGATGAGCATCGTGCTTAACAAACTCCAAGCGAATACTCGTAATGAGATTCTGCTTCTCGCAAAGAACACTTTGATGGCGGTAGTTCAAGATGCTAACGATAAGTATTGGCTCGTTGGTCGCTATCAAGGTTTGGACATTACAGGCGGTACTGCTGCTACAGGTACTGCTCAAGGAGATCGTAGCGGTTATACTTTGACTTTCACGGGTGGTGAGAAAGAACTCGCTCCTGAGGTTACAAGTGGTATCATCGCAGGTCTTACTTCCTAAGCTTTCGTGGCTCGTTATAGGTAGGTAGAGAAGCCGTCCCTTCGGGGGCGGTTTTTTCTTTTTGGGAAAAAATCAAACTTTTTCTATTTATAGGTATGATTCACTTCACTAAGAGTTCGACTTCTACGATTGTGCTTACGTTGACTGAGAAGCAGACTCTCACGAATCCCAATTATTTGTTTTGGTTTAAGAGTCGTGGTACTAATCAAGAGGTCAAGTTCGTGGTATTAAATGCTGCGGATTTGTCTCCTCATAAAGACAGATACAACGAGTTCGATATCGTAGTAAATACAAATTTCGGTAGTAGTCCCGAAGGAGATTGGGAGTATAAAATCTACGAACAGGCTTCCACTACGAATCTTAATCCATCGTTAGCGACTTCTCTTTTGGAAAGAGGTATAATGCGTTTGTTGGATTCTGGCAATCTCTTGGAAGTGAATATATATAGCGAAGATTATGAAACGCAGGTTCAGTCTGCTCTTGAAGTTAGCGATGAGGACTTTAGCGGTTATCTCGTTAACAATCCCGATAATACTGTTATCGTTCCTGACGCACCTGATAACTCGTTTATTTCGAATAATCCTGATAATGAATTTATAGTTTTATGATGGATAACATAGTTATATTGAAATTCGCAGAAGCGAAGCAGCCTGAGTATCGTGAGAGAAGGGGTGTAGGGTATATAGAGTTCGGTGATAAGAACGACTATCCTACCTACTTGCTTTCTATGTACAATAAGAGTGCAAAGCACAATGCGATTGTACGTGGTAAGGTAAACTACATTACAGGAAACGGATGGGCTTCTAAGGAGGTTGATCCGAATGCTGAGTTATTCATTAAGAGTCCGAATGCTTACGAGAGTTTGGCTGATTTGACTCGTAAAGTTAGTATCGACATCGAGGTCTTCGGTGGTGCTTATCTCGAAGTTATTTGGTCTAAGGTAGGCGGTTTACTTACTGAGGTATGCCATTTGGACTATACTAAGATTCGCTCTAATAAAGATAATACGCAGTTTTGGTATAAGAATGATTGGACAGATCGTAAGGAAGAGCCTAAGATTATCCCTGCTTACAATACTCAGAACAGAGTCGGTAAGCAGATTCTGTACATTAAGGAGTATCGTCCCGGCTTGGATACCTATTCTCTGCCCGGCTATATTGGTGCGATTAACTATATCGAGAGCGACATCGAGGTAAGTAAGCACGTTTTGGGTAACGCACAAACAGGGTTTTCTGCGAGTAAACTTATTACTCTTCCCAATGGTGAGCCTTCACCCGATGAGAAGCGGAATATTGAACGTAGGTTTACTGAGAGATTTAGCGGTTCAGATGGCAAGAAGTTTATTTTGTCATTTGTTCAAGATGCTGCTCGTAAGCCTGTGGTAGAGGATTTAGGTGCTTCTGATTTGACTAAGGAGGATTTCGGTAGAGTTGATGAGATGATTCAGCAGAACATTTTTGCAGGTCATCAAATTACCTCTCCTGATTTGTTTGGTATCTCTACTCCTGGCTCATTGGGTTCTCGCTCTCAGATTCGCGATTCTTACGAGGTGTTTAAGAATACATACGTAAACGATAAGCAGCAATTTGTAGAGAGTATCTTCAATCAGTTGGCAAAGCAACGTGGAGTAACTTCTGAACTTTACATTAAGCCTGTAGAGCCTATTAGCTACGAGTTCAGCGAATCGATTATCAGCCAATTTGCACCCAAAGAATGGATTTTGGAGAAGATTGGGGTAGATATGACTCAGTACGAAAATAAGCCAGCAGAAGGCTCTGTAATCGCTCCTGAGGCTACTCAGGCTATGGTTAACGAGCATCTGAAGGGAATGAAGGGTAGAGAGTGGCAGAACTTCCAACGGATTATTCGAGAATATAACAAAGGGAAGATAACTCGTGAACAGGCTTCGCAGATGCTGAAGAGTGCTTACGGACTCGGAGAAGAGGAGTTAGCTACGTGGTTAGGTGCTGACGAGTTCAGTAACGATATGGATGCGGTTCTGCAAGTATTCAGCGAATATGGAGAATCTACTCAAAACTACAAGGCTCTGGCTACTCGCCAAGTGTTTAGCGGTGATTTAGAAGAGCAAGAATTGAAGTTCCGAGATGAGGTAATCGATGATACCTTAGATAAGAAAATCTTGGATGTAATTGCTAAGAACAAAGGAATCAACTACGAGGATATCGCAAAGGCGGTTAAGGAGGATGTAGCGGTAATTACAGAGCGGATTAATAAGCTGAAAGAGTTGGAGGTGATTAAGGTTAACGATGCAGGTATTCCTAAACTTACTAAACCTTTGACTGAGATTATTGATAAGCCGGTAAAGACTACCTTTTTAGTTCGCTATTCTTACGAGTGGAAATCAATCGTACCGACTACCGAAAGGAATACTCCTGCTCATCCTTCTCGTCCTTTCTGTGCGAAGCTGATG